CTGACGGCACATCAACTTAGATAAGGTGTAAATGATGTCATTAAAAACCATCAGAGAGCAAGTTCTGAATTTTTTATCACAATCCAGCCCGTCAGTAATGGCAATTAAAGGCGAGTGGGGAGTAGGTAAAACTTATGGTTGGGAGAATTTATTACTTGAGGCCCAAAAAGGAAGTATGCTGTCTGCTAAGAGATATTCATATGTTTCTTTATTTGGTGTTTCTTCTTTAGATAAATTGAAGTACACAATTTTTGAAAACTCCATCCCGAAAGATTCAATTGGTACCGAGCCTAATTTAGAAAGCCTAAGAACTAACACTTTGGGCATGTTAGAAGTCTTGGGGCGAGGATCATGGAGTAAGCTGAAAGAAATGCCTTTTATAAAGTCAGCGGCACCTGCCGTGGAAGCATTTTCTTTTATGTCTATCTCTGAAGCGCTGATTTGCATTGATGATTTAGAAAGAAAAGGTGCCGGACTTGATTTGAAAGATGTTCTCGGATTAGTGTCTCTATTAAAAGAAAAAAAGAAATGTAAAGTGGTTTTATTATTGAATGCGGGAACTGGAGCGACGGATGATTACGAAACCTATAAAGAAAAAGTTATAGATATAGAGTTGGACTTTTCTCCTACTCCAGAGGAGAGTGCTGCGATTGCATATGACAATAGAAAACCCTATCATAAGGAATTATCAGCATTTACAGTCTCGTTAGGTATTAAAAATATTAGAGTGCTAACAAAAATTGGTAAGTACATTGATTTAGCTATTGGATGCTTTGAGGGTACCGAGCCCGAACTTAAGACACAATTATTACAGACAACAGCTTTGTTTAGCTGGGCGTATTATTGTTCGACACATGATGAGGATATCCCTAGCTTAGATTTTATAGAATCAGCGGAGAGTATCTATCATGTTGACTCGAAGAAACTAAGTGATAAAGAAAAACTTTGGAAAAATATCCTATTAGGATATTCATTTGTGAAGGTTGATGCTTTAGATCGAGAGATAGGTAAGTTAGTTAGGCAAGGGTATTTAGATCGTGAAAAGTTCAAGCTTTCAATGAATTATGTTAATGAGGAAGTTATCAACCACAAGAAAAACAACAGCTATAGGAGTGCATGGAATAACTTTCATAATAGTTTTTCAGATAATCAGCAATTAGTGATTCAGCAACTTTTTGACGCTTTCATTTTAAATATTCACCAAGTTACCCCTGGGGATTTAGATGGTCTGGTAAATATTTTTAAAATGCTTGGTGAAAAAGAAAAAGCATCAGATGTCATCGAGGAATTTATATCTAAGAGAAAGGGTGATATTGAATTGTTTAATCCTGATAATTTCGATTTTAATCGTGAGTTAAAGGATGAGGAATTAGTTAATAGGTTTAAAACTATTTACTTCAAAGAGAAGCCAAGTGCAACTATCAAGGATGTTCTTGAGCGGATTTCGGGTCAAAATGGTTGGAATAATGAAGATATTGAAATTCTTTCTAATTCTACTGAGGAAGAGTTTTATACCTACTTTAAAGGGCTTGATGGTCCTAATTTAACACCGCATGTTTCAACATGTTTGAAATTTGGTGGTTTTAGCAATGGTAGCGAGAAAATGGAATCAATAGCTTCAAAAGCAAAAGCTGCATTAATTAAAATTGCCTCCGAAAGCAAACTTAATGAGATACGTATGCGAAAGTTTGGAATATAATGTAAAAGTGTGATTGTCAAGGCATACTCACGGTGCAATTTCATACCGATTCTTGTTGCCACACTTAATACATTTAATCAGATGACATATATGTCAACTTTCGCTCCTCCCGGCATAGCAGACTTTCAGCTTTGTTGGCTTGTCTGCTTCGTTTCTCAGCGGTCAATCGACTGGGGTTTCATCTCCCCTGTCAACGCATGTTTATGCTGCATGAGATCGCATGATTGTTTTAGGATCGCTTTAACGTAGGCTCGCCAGTTCCGGCGAGCTTTTGCTTATTTCATGCACCTGCATGAAAACCGACCCATAAAGCGGGCAGGCGAGGCGGGGAAAGCACTGCGCGCTGAGGACGGTATTTAATTTATTTTCCAGCGCCTGAGCGCACCCCTGCCGCGCCCAAGGCGCGAGGACGTGTGACGGGGAACCGAGACGGCAGCGCGTCGTGTGTGGGCTCTGGTGGGCTCTGGCGAGGGGCATGAAAAAGCCGCCCTGCGGCGGCTGTGGTGGGTTACGCGTCGTCGGTGTCGAGGCTGTATTTCTGGAACCGGATGATCTCCTCTCCCGCCCATTCGTTGAGCTCAAGAAATCGGGCCTGTAACGGCATCAGTTCGTTACGCACAAATACTTTTGCCACCTTCTCTACGTCGCCGATCGAGCCCGCATTTTCCGGTTTGCCGCCCATGAGCTGGAACGGGATGCGGTGCGCGTCCAGCAGGTCGGTGGCACTGACTTTCTTGATGTTGAAAAAATCGTCTTTGGTGGCGACCTCGCTCAGTGGCACAATTTTAATGCCGTCAGCTTTTCCGTTCGGCGCATAGAAAAACAGGTTTTTAAAGTTGCCGAGCCCTTTCGAATCCCGCATCGCCTTACGCAGCGCCTCAACATCGGTGCTGCTCTGCGCCGCGTCAGTCACGTACATGATGTAACCCGCGTGCGCACCGTTCTGGTAATACTTGCGGCGAAACAGCGTCGCCGACTCATTCAGCCAGGCCGAGTTAAGCGCGCTCAGGTATTCCGGCATCCCGTAAAGCTCCTGGTTGATATCGGGCTCCAGCAGGTGGAACACCGAGCCGGGCGCAAACTGATGTGGCTTTGTGTAGTTCTGAATATACCAGTAGGTATCCTCCTCCACCCCGCGCCGGGTGTATTTGGCCGGTGAGGTTTCATATTTAACCGGCTTGTCGGTGTAGCTCCGGCGCTCCTCAATAAATGCGTTGCCAAACACCATGTAATCAAGTGCGAAGCGGGTAAAATCCTGCCGGGATAACAGCGGGTGCGGGATGTAGGTTGACACCAGAATGTTACGTTTGACGTAGATCGGCGAGCTGTGATGAACGGCGGCGCGCATGCTTTTCGCCAGCCCGGAAAAGCTCACCGGCGGCTCGTACCACTGGCCGTTATGGACACATTCGACATAATCGAGAATGTCGCGTTTATCCAGCACCGGCACCGGTTCGCCGAAGGTAAACGCCTCCATACTCTGCGCGGGTGCGGCGGTGTGCTGGCGTGGTTGGGTGTGGTGGCGTTTGTTGCGTTTTGCCATTAATAAAACTCCAGAATTGAGGATGACGACTGGCCGCTCGCGGCGGTCAGCGGTTCGTTAATCAGTACGTGCATGGTCGCCCAGGCTAAATCCGCGTGGCTGGCCTCTTCGGTGCGGCTGGCCTCATAGGTGGCGCTGCGCCCGCTGCTGGTCATGGTTTTGCGGATGGACATAAACGACTGCGTGATGTCGGTTGCGCTGACGTCGTATTCGAGGCAACCGCGCGTGATGGTGTCTTTCGCTTTCAGCACCATTGCGGTTTTCATTTCCGGCGTGTAGCGAATGTCACGCGCTGCCGGGTAGAAGGAGCGCACAAGCTGAAAGACGCCCTGACCGAGCCCGGTCGCATCAATCCCGATGTATTCGACGTTATATTTTTGCGTGAGTTCGCGAATGGATTCGGCCTGTGTGGCGAAGTCCATTCCTTTCCACTGATGGCGCTCCAGAATGCGGAATTTGCCCCCGGCAACCAGCGGCGGCGCAATAACCACGCAACCGGCGCTGTCGCCACGGTGCGACGGGTCGTAACCAATCCACACCACGCGCTGACCGAATGGCCGGTCGGCGAACGGCGCGTAATCCTCCCACTCCTCCATGCTGTCAACCATGCAGCGCTGCAGCTCCTCGAACGGGAACACCGACGCTTTATCATCGACGAACTCGCACATAAACAGGTTGCGGAAGTCATCTGCGCTGTTCTCCTGGCGCAGCGCGTCAAGGTCAAACAGGGTACAGCCCCCGGCGAGCGCGTCCTCAATGGTGACAATCTGTCGCCACTGCCCGTCTGCGCAGGCCACGCCGCGCGCCAGTGCCGCATGGCTGATATCAATATCAACCCGCTCGCTGGCGCTGGCGCGCCCCCGGTTAAACAGTTCGCCTGACCAGAACGGATACGCGCCATGCCCGAGCGAGGAGGGTGTCGAAAAATAGGTCGTGCGCAGGTGTTTTTGCGAGGCCATGCCCGATGCCACTTTGCGCAGCCGCTGGAAGTTGGGTATCCAGAAAATCTCATCGACATACAGGTCGCCGTTATGGCTCTGCGCGGTGTTGGAGTTGGTGCCGAGAAACAGCAATTCAGCACCGTTGTTGCCGATGACAATCGGGTCGCCGGTAAGGTCAACATCAACCAGCCGGGCAAACGCAATGATGTATTTGCGGAACACGTAAGCCTGCGTTTTTGAGGCGGATAAAAATATCTGGTTATGGCCGGTTTTCAGGGCGCGTAACAGCGCCTCGCGGGCGAAATAAAACGTCGCGCCAATCTGGCGGGATTTGAGAATGTGCCGGATGCGGTGCTCAAGCCCGGCTTTATGCCAGCCGAGCTGATATTCGAAGGACTGGTCAAAGAAAATCTCCTCCAGTTTTTCGGCTGCCTCCTCGCTGAAAAAATTCTTTTTCGGCTTTTTGCGATCGCCCTTGTTGCGGTTCGCCACGTTCGGATTGAGGTCGGCCTCGTTGCCGGTCTGGCCGTAGCGGTTAATACGCGCGAAGCGCTCCATCTGGCGCGCCAGAAAGTCAGCGACCTTGAAGTCGTGCGCGGTCAGCTCCGGTTTGGCATAAAGCTGAATTAATCGCGCCTCAAGGGTGAATTCAACCCGGTTTAATGGCGCGGTTTCCTCCCAGCCGTCGCGCTGTTTCCAGCTCTGCACCGTCGGGCGTTTGGTCTGCAACATCTCCGCGATTTGCGGCACGGAAAACCCCTGCCAGAACAAGAGTGCCGCCTGTCGTCGCGGATCGTTTAAGAGTGTGGTGTCGGTGGTGATGGTCATGCATGCCTCGCCGTGATGGATACAGGGCAAGGCTACTTAAGCGCGGTCAGCGATTCGCTAAGGTACTGATGTGTCGCGGGCAAGCCATCCGTGACTGATGGCGAACCAGCGGACGAGCCGGGAAACTAGCCCCTGAAATCAACGTGAATCCTTCACACACAATCAGGACTGCTGACGATGGCAAAAAAAGTCTCAAAATTCTTTCGTATCGGCGTTGAGGGTGACACCTGCGACGGGCGCGTTATCAGTGCGACCGATATTCAGGAAATGGCCGATTCATTCGACCCGCGTGTCTACGGTTGCCGCATTAACCTCGAACACCTGCGCGGCCTGCTGCCTGATGGCGCTTTCGCCCGTTACGGCGATGTGGTTGAGCTGAAAGCGGAGAAAATCGAGGATGATTCCGCCCTTAACGGCAAGCTGGCGCTGTTCGGCAAAATTTCCCCACTCGACACACTGGTCGATATGGTGGCGAAAGGCCAGAAAGTTTATACCTCAATGGAAATTCAGCCGAATTTCGCCAACAGCGGCAAATGCTATCTGGTTGGCCTGGCCGTCACTGATGACCCGGCGAGCCTCGGCACCGAATATCTGGAATTCTGCCGCACTGCAAAACACAACCCGCTCCAGCGCTTCAAGGCCAGCCCGGAAAATCTGTTCTCTGTTGCCACCCTGGCCGAGCTGGAATTCGAGGACGCGCCCGAAACCCTGCTGAACAAGCTGACCGACTCGGTGAAAGCCATTTTCAGCCGCCGCCAGTCTTCCGACGACGCCCGTTTTAACGACGTGCATGAAGCCGTGACCACGATTGCCGAACGTGTCCAGACCAGCCACGACAGCACCGAAACGCGTTTCGCCTCGCTGGAAAACGAGCTCGCCACGCTCAGGCAAAACGTGACCGCTGAGGCCGCCCGCACCTCGGAGCAATTCAGCGCGATCACCGCCACCCTGGACAAAACGCCGGGTAACACGCAGCCACGCCGGAAACTGAGCACCGGCGGTGATGGTGCAGCCGCTGCGCTGACCGACTGCTAAGCGAACTCCCTTTTTCATCACAGGACAAACGACACAATGCGTAAAGAAACCCGCTTTAAATTTAATGCCTACCTGACCCGCCTCGCTGAGCTGAACGGCGTCAGTGTGGAAGATCTGAGCAAGAAATTCAGCGTTGAGCCCTCGGTGACGCAGACGCTGTTTGACAAGATTCAGCAATCCTCTTCGTTCCTGCAAAAAATCAACATGGTGGTGGTCGGCGAGCTGACCGAGGAGAAAATCGGCATTGACGTCAACGGCACCATTGCCAGTACTGCCGACACAGCGAACGGCGTGGAGCGCAAGACCGCCGATTTTTCGAAAATGGATGCTTACCGCTATTTCTGTCAGCCGGTGAACTTCGATTTTCACATGAAGTACAACAAGCTTGATTTGTGGGCGCGTTTTCAGGATTTTCAGACCCGCATCCGCGACGCGATCGTCAAGCGCCAGGCACTGGACTACATCACCATTGGCTTTAACGGTGTAAGTCGTGCGGCCACCTCCGACCGCCAGAAAAATCCGCTGTTGCAGGATGTGGCCACCGGCTGGTTGCAGAAGTACCGCAACGACGCCCCGGAACGCGTCATGAATAAGGTCGTTGACGACACCGGCGCGGTTATTTCCACGACTATCAAAGTTGGTAAAAAAGGACATTACAAAAACCTCGACGCGCTGGTCATGGATGCGCATGAGACACTGATTGCTGAAATCCACCGCGAAAACCCGGAAATGGTGGTGATTTGTGGTCGCCGTATTCTGACCGACAAATATTTCCCGATGATCAACAAATTCCAGCCGAACACTGAGCAACTTGCCGGTGAGCTGATTATTAGCCAGAAAACCATCGGCCAGTTACAGGCAGTGCGCGCGCCGTTCTTCCCGGCCAGCAGCATTCTGATCACCACGCTGGATAACCTCTCGATTTATCTCTACGAGGATGGTCACCGCCGCCACATCATCGAAAATCCGAAGCTCGACCAGGTGGAAAACTACGAACAGGTGAAAGTCGATTTCGTGATTGAAGATTACGAAGCCGGATGCCTGATTGAAAATATCGAGATCCTTGAACCGGAAGAAGAGGAAACCCCGGAAGGAACCAGCGCCACCGTGTTTGCAGCGGCAATCGTTGACGCCATGAAAACTATGATGGCTGATAACGCCGCCCCTGCTGGCGGGTCGGAAACCCCCACCACTGGCGAAGGAGCTTAACCGATGGCGAGCCCCGCACAGCGTCACGCGATGCGGGTCTCGGCCATGCTGGCCGCGCAGCGGGATAACGCCCCGCTGCGTCACGCCACCGCTTATGAGCAGATGCTCGTTAAGCTGGCCGCAGACCGCCGGACGCTGAAAGAAATCCACTCGAAAGAGCGCAAGGCAGAGAAAAAGCGTGAGTTGCTGCCACTGTACCTGCCGTGGGTGGCGGGCGCACTGGAAAACGGCACCGGCGCGCAGGATGACATCCTGATGACCGTGATGCTGTGGCGTCTCGACGCGGGCGATATTCCCGGCGCGCTGGAGATTGCCCGCTACGCGCTGAGCCACAACCTCGCGATGCCGGAGCCTCACACCCGCACCGCGCCTTACATGCTGGCCGAAGAGGTTGCCCTTGCAGTGCTGCGCGCCCGTGATGCCGGTGAGCCGGTCGATATGGCGGGCATTCTGGAGACCATTGCCCTGACCAGCACCGCCGACATGCCCGACGAGGTACGCGCCCGGCTGCACAAGGTCGCCGGGCTGACGCTGCGCGATGCCGGTCAGCCTGCTGACGCCATGACGCATCTGCAACGTGCGAACCAGCTCGACCGTAACGCGGGGGTACGCAAGGACATTGAGCGCCTTACCCGCGAACTGAATCCGAAGCCTGTCGCGAAGCCTGCGCCAAAGACACCCGCGAAAGCCGCACAACAGAAAAAAACAGCCACACCGGCGAAACGCGGGCGGGGTCGCCCCCGCAAAGCCGCCGGTTAACCGAATGCGCCCCGCGCCAGGGCGGCACGCCGGTCAATGAGGGTGTTTCACCGTATCTGCGACCGGCGTCCACCGCCCACCCTTTTCAGAGGCAGTCATGACGACACTGATTATTGAAAAAAATAACGAGCAGCCGGAGCGCGGCACGGTGGTTATCCCGCCGCCTGTCAGTGACGAGCCGGTGATTAAAAACACCTTTTTCTTTCCTGACATCGAGCCGAAGCGCGTGCGCGAGCTGATGCGCCTTGAGCAGACCATCGCCCCGGCGCGGCTGCGCCATGCCATTAAGGCCGGGATAGCCGAAACCAACGCGGAGCTTTTCGACTGGCGCGAAAGCCAGATGAAAGCCGGTTTTGCGCGGCTGGCTGATGTGCCGGCGGATGATATCGACGGCGAGAGCATGCGTATTTTTCACTATCTGAGTGCGGTGTGTGCGATGACAGCCGCCACGCTTTATGAGCGCTATCGCGGTGTGGATGCCAGCGCGAAAGGCGACAAAAAAGCGGACAGCATCGACACCACGGTCGATGACCTGTGGCGCGACATGCGCTGGTCGGTCGCCCGTATTCAGGACAAACCGCGCTGCATCGTGGGGCAAATCTGATGAAGGTTTATGCGCACCAGGGCGACACGCTGGATGTGATTTGCAGCCGCTATTACGGGCGTACTGAGGGCGTGGTCGAGACAGTGCTCGCGGCCAATCCGGGGCTGGCAGAACTCGGCGCGGTGCTGCCTTACGGCACGGCGATTGAGCTGCCGGACACTGACACCGCACCGGCTGCCGAAACGGTGAATTTATGGGACTGAGCATGGAGAAAATCACCTCGTCGCTGGCCTACTGGATAAGCGTCGCGCTGACCTTTTTCGGGGCGATGACGCCGCAGGATTTTGCCGCGTATTTTGGCGCGCTGGGCGTGGTGCTGACGGTCGGCGTGAACTGGTATTACCGCCGTAAAAGCTATGTGTTGCTGTCAACGCAGCTTCATCAGCAGCACCTTACTAACGGGGATATCAGCAATGTCATCAATCGTTAAACGTTGCAGTGTGGTCGCGGTGCTGGCGCTGGCGGCACTGGTGCCTGATTTTCGTTTACTCCATACCTCGCAACAGGGGCTGGCGCTGATTGCCGACCTCGAAGGGTGCCGACTGCGCCCCTATCAGTGCAGCGCGGGGGTATGGACATCAGGTATCGGCCACACTGCCGGGGTGGTGCCAGGTCGCAACATCACTGAGCAGGAGGCCGCGAGTAACCTCGTCGCGGATGTGCTGAACACGGAGCGCCGTCTCGAAGCCTGCGCGCCGGTCGCGATGCCGCCCGCCGTTTACGATGCGGTGGTCAGCTTTGCGTTTAACGTCGGCACCGGTGCGGCCTGTCAATCGACGCTGGTCTATTTCCTGAACCAGAAAAAATGGCAACAGGCCTGTGACCAGCTCCCGCGCTGGGTCTACGTCAACGGCGCCAGAAATGCCGGGCTCGAAAACCGGCGCAAGCGTGAGCGGGATTACTGCCTTAAGGGGGCGCGATGAAAACGTTAATGGTGGTGCTGGCGCTTGCGGTAGTGGGGCTGCTGTGGCTGCGTCATGAAAATGGCACCCTGCGTGAGTCTTTTGAGAAAGCGAACCGCGTCGCAGGCGAGCAAAAGCTGACGATCGGCATGCTGAAAAACCAGTTCATTGTTGCCCGCGACCGGGCGGATAAAAACGAACGGGCGCAGGTGGATTTGCGCCAGAAGCTGAATGACGCCGGTGAGCGGGAAGCCCGGCGTGAACAAACCATCACGAGGTTACTCAATGAAAATGACGCCTTTCGCCGCTGGTACAGCGCTGATCTGCCTGATGCTGTGCGCCGGTTGCACAGACGCGCCGCCTGCGCCAGTGCCGGTGATTGTTTACAACGGTTGCCCGAAAGTCAGCCTTTGCCCGATGCCGGGCAGCGATCCGCACACGAACGGTGATTTAAGTGCCGATATCCGCAACCTTGAGCGTGCATTAGAAAGCTGTGCGCTCCAGGTGGAAACCATCAAACAATGCCAGGATGATACAGATGCTGAAGCCCGAAAGCCTAAGAAAAGCGCTGGCTGATGCCGTGCCGGTGCTGAAAACCAACCCTGAGATGCTGCGGCTGTTTGTGGACAGCGGCAACCTTGTCGCCACGCTCGCCGCCTCGTTGTCATTCGAAAAGCGTTACACCCTTAATGTCGTGGTGACCGACTTCACCGGCGACGCGGATTTATTGCTTGTGCCGGTGCTGGCCTGGCTGCGCGAGAACCAGCCAGACATTATGGAAACCGCCGCAGGCCAGGCGAAAGGCTTCACCTTTGAGGCCGATCTCAACAATGACAGCAGTTTTGATATCAGTATCAGTCTTGCCCTGACCGAGCGAACACTGGTTAACGAGGTCGGCTCAGCGCTTCACGTCCGGTGCCTCCCGGAACCGCCCCCGCTGGAGCCGGTCACGCCACCGACAGAGATGTACATCAATGGCGAACTGGTGAGTAAATGGGATGACTGAATTTAAACCGTTTGAAAGTGAGCTTGCCGGGCTGCTGGCGGCGCTGTCACCTGCTGGCCGTCGCCGCCTGACCGTGGAGATAGCGAAGAAGCTGCGCCAGCAACAACAGCAGCGCATCAAAGCCCAGAAAAACCCGGACGGCTCACCGTATGCAAAGCGAAAGCCCCAGCCGCTGCGCACAAAGAAAGGCCGGATTAAGCGAGAAATGTTCGCGAAGCTGCGCACGAATCGCTATCTGAAAGCCAGCGGTAATGACAGCGCGGCAGTGGTGGAATTTACCGGTAAAGTGCAGCGCATCGCGCGGGTTCATCAGTTCGGTCTTAAAGACCGGCCTGCGCGTAACAGTGAGGAGGTGCAATATTCTAAACGGCAGTTGCTGGGTTTCGATAATGTGTCTATACAAGGGATAGAAGAAGAGATACTACTATGGCTATTAAGCACATAGTTTATGTAAGCAAAAAGCATGAATAAGAAATTCGGAATTTTAAGAACTAAAATCAAGCAATCGCAAGGTATTGTGATGGAACGTATAATAGAAGAGCATAATGCGGATTTATGTGTTCTATGTGGAAGTACCGTTGAGATTACAAGAGAGCACATCATCCCACAGTGGGCGTTTGGGGCAAATCCAGAAAAATACTTGGTGAGTGCGAAGAACAATCAGCCCACCACTTACATTAAAGCAACGATTCCCGCATGTAGAACATGCAACTCAGACTTGCTTGGAGCTTTCGAAGATAGTCTAAAAAGGATGTTAGTAGAAAAGGAACCTGAGGAGATCAATGACTATGATCGTGATTGTATTATTTGGTGGTTGCAGTATATAGGTTTCAAATTACAACTGATGGATCTGAGGAATCGTTTTCTCAGATATAAAGGTAATAAATATGTACCTTCCTTATCTGATATTCCTGTTGCTATGTTTTGGGGGAGCGACACCACTCCCGGACAAGTATTTAGAATATTAAGAAAGAGTAGGCGAAATCTCATATCTAAATGGAAAGATGATAAATATAACTCGTTGATTATTTTTACAACCTCAAATGAGAATTTTCATTTTTTTCACAAGGTGGATGATTTTATTTTCATAGAAATGCCGCAAATAAAAAAGGCTTTCTTCTTTTTCTTTAATAAAGAGCATGAAGAATACGAAGATGCGCAAAAAGAATGTAAAGAGATAATTGAAAAGGTCTATGGCGGATAAAATCAAGATTGTATTTTACTCTGTATGACTAGCCTTAATTGCCGCTCGATTAAGTTGGCGGCATCGTTGGCGAATTTATCATGAAGATATATATAGCCTAATTTATTAAGGTTAGTGTTTTATTTTTAAATTCACTGTGCATTTTCAACGGAAACTTTATATTTACGTACCTTTTCTCCAGCTCGTATAAACTGCCATGCTGAAAGTAACCATATGACGCCTAATGTTATATATACATACATCAGCATAGTTAAGGTGCTTTTGGCCTCGTGTATAGACTTGATTTCTCCATCCAGCCACCACTGGTAAGATTCACTTTCATCGAGGAGTTTGGTGCAGGCCATAGCAAAAATAGATGTCTCTGAGATATATTTCATTGCATTTCTACAGTCCTGTTTACTATGAATTGCCGCGTACTTAATGTCACCTCCATCAGGTACGATGATTAACCTATCCTTAGAAACATAATAGGTTGTTTTATCAAAATTGAATTTAGCATAGCCATCGACAATTGGTTCTTGTCCATACCATGCTATAGCGCCTAGGCCAATCAGGATCGTACCCATCATGAAAGCTAATATTTTCCTGTATAAAGGCATGGCTATGGTTATGTCACCCCATGAACTTGTGAAATAAAAAGATGATGCTTTTAGTGCCCCATCATTTAAACCTTTTTGGATTATTCTTGCATCTTCTATTTTTGATACGTTGATTCTGTTGATGATTTTAAATAACTGGATGTTGAACCATTGATCATCAAGAGATTTCATTTTTCTGTCGGAATAGTTTATCTTTAAATATCGGAAAAGAAATCTTAGTAAGTTGGCTAATCCACTGGCTCTATTTAGTACAAACAAAAACAACCCTAAATAAAGAATATAAGTAAGGAGTTCTTTTTTTTCTAACAAGTTAACAATCATGTTTTCCCTCTGATGATGTGCTGTTACCCATATAACCATACCCAATAGCATAATTTTAATGTTTTAGGCAGTCTTTGGTTTATGAATACATCAGCAAACATCAACGAACTTGCCCGCGCTATCCGCAATATGGTACGCACCGGCACTGTGTTCGAAACCGATACCGATGCCGGGCGCTGTCGCGTGCAGACCGGCGGCAATATCACCGACTGGCTCCAGTGGCTGACACAGCGCGCCGGGCGCTCGCGTACATGGTGGGCTCCCTCCGTCGGCGAGCAGGTATTAATTCTGGCCGTGGGCGGCGAGCTCGATACTGCGTTTGTGCTGCCCGGTATTTTCTCCGATGACCATCCTGCGCCGTCGGCCTCGGCTGACGCCCTGCATATTGCTTTCCCGGATGGCGCGGTTATCGAGTACGAACCGGCGACCAGCGCGCTGACCGCCAGCGGTATTAAAACCGCCGACATCACCGCGTCTGAATCCCTCACCGCCACCGTGCCAGTGGTAACGGTCAAAGCCTCTTCGCGCATCACACTCGATACGCCGGAGGTGGTTTGCACGAATAAGCTCATCACCTGCACGCTGGAAGTGCAGAAAGGCGGCACCATGCGCGGCGACATCGAGCACAGCGGCGGCGCGTTGTCGTCCAACGGCAAGGTGCTTCACACCCATCAGCACCCCGGCGACAGCGGCGGCACAACAGGAGCCCCCCTGTGACAGTGAACTATATTGGCATGAGCCGCGTAAATGGCCGCACGCTTACCGATTCACAGCACGTCAGCCAGAGCATGGGCGACATTCTGCGAACGCCGGTCGGCTCCCGCGTCATGCGCCGGGAATATGGCTCGCTGCTCTCCACGCTGATTGACCAGCCGCAGACACCGGCGCTCACGCTGCAAATCCGCGTGGCCTGCTATATGGCACTGCTGAAGTGGGAGCCGCGCATCACGCTGAGTGAAATCACCACGGAGCAAAGCGAAGGCCGGATGATTGTCAATGTGACCGGCCAGCTCGTCAGCACCGGTGAAACCCTTTCATTAACCATTCCTGTGAGTTGATGCCATGCCGATTGTTGACCTGAGCGAGTTACCCGCCCCGGATGTGGTTGAGGAACTTGATTACGAGAGCATCCTCGCTGAGCGCAAGGCTACGCTGGTTTCGCTGTTCCCTGCTGATGAGCAGGACGCCGTTGCCCGCACGCTGGCGCTGGAATCCGAACCGCTGACCAGGTTCCTTGAGGAGAACGCTTACCGCGAAGTGCTGTGGCGCCAGCGGGTGAATGAGGCCGCCCGCGCGGTGACGCTGGCAAGCGCTGCCGGGGCTGACCTCGATGTTATTGCCGCGAATAACAACACCACACGGCTGACCATCACCCCGGCAGACGATACCGCCATCCCGCCGGTGGCGGCGGTGATGGAGTCCGATGCCGATTTACGCCTGCGCGCGCAACAGGCGTTTGAGGGGCTGAGCGTGGCCGGGCCGGTCGGTGCCTATGAATATCACGGACGCAGCGCCGACGGGCGTGTCGCCGATATTTCCGTCGAGAGCCCGACTCCGGCCTGTGTGACCATCACCGTGCTTGCCCGCGAGGGTGACGGCACGGCGGGCGATGACCTGCTGGCCGTGGTGGAAAAGGCGCTCAATGCTGAGGACGTGCGCCCGGTGGGCGACCGTGTGACAGTGCAGGCGGCGGAGATAGTGCCGTATGAGGTGGCCGCCACCCTGTATTTTTACCCTGGCCCCGAAGCGGAACCCATCCGCGCCGCTGCCGAAGAGAAACTCAAAGCCTATATCACCGCCCAGCACCGGCTTGGTCGTGATGTCCGTCAGTCTGCAATTTATGCCGCGCTCCATGTTGAAGGTGTCCAGCGCGTGGAGCTGAGCGCCCCGCAGGGCGACATTGTGCTCGGCAAACACCAGGCCTCTTACTGCACCGGATACAGCATCACCAACGGGGGTAACGATGAATAGTGACCGGCTGTTACCCGTCGGTTCGTCGCCGCTGGAAGTGGCCGCCGCGCAGGCAGCGGCGGAGATTATCCGCGTCCCGGTTCCGCTGCGCACGTTATGGAATCCGCAGACCTGCCCGGCTGACCTGTTGCCCTATCTGGCGTGGGCGCTGTCTGTTGACCGGTGGGATGCTGACTGGCCGGAAGCCACAAAACGCCGGGTGATTGCCTCCGCGTTTTTCGTCCATCAGCACAAGGGCACCATCAGCGCATTACGCCGTGTGGTGGAGCCGCTCGGTTTTCTTATCGAGGTGCGCGAGTGGTGGGAGCTTAACGAGGAGCCCGGCACGTTTCGCCTGGTGGTGGGGGTGCTGGATGGCGGCATTACCGACGAGATGTATCAGGAGCTGGAGCGACTCATCAATGACGCTAAACCCGCCAGCCGCCATCTGACCGGCCTTGCCATCAGCCTGAGCACATCGGGCGAGTGTTATGTCGAGGCGGGAAGCTATGCCGGTGACGAGCTGGTCGTTTATCCGTATCTGCCCGAAGACATCACCGGCGGCGGGGAATACTTCCCGGCCTCAGCCATTCATTTTATCGACAACATGAGAGTAATCGCATGACCGCGAAATTCTTTGCCATTCTGACCAGCCAGGGCGCGGCACTGCTGGCGAACGCGACCGCGCTCGGAACAAAGCTCAACATCACGCAAATGGCCGTGGGGGACGGCAACGGCACGCTGCCAACACCGGACGCCACGCAAACGAAGCTGGTTAACCAGAAACGAATTGCGCCGCTGAACATGCTGAGCGTTGACGCGAACAACGCCAGCCAGATTATCGCCGAGCAGGTTATCCCGGAAAACGAGGGCGGTTTCTGGATACGTGAAATCGGGCTTTATGACGATAACGGCGTGTTAATTGCCGTCGCCAACTGCCCAGAGACCTATAAGCCGCAGTTGCAGGAGGGGAGCGGGCGCACGCAGACCATCCGCATGGTGCTGATTGTGTCCTCAACCGCCGCTGTAACGCTGAAAATCGACCCGTCGGTCGTGCTGGCGACACGGCAATATGTTGATAACGCCGTCATTGAGGTGAAAGCGTATGCCGACAATCTGCTGAAACAGCATATCGCGGCCAGCAATCCGCACACGCAATATGCACCGATCGCCAGCCCGGTTTTCACCGGCACGCCGAAAGCGCCGACGGCGGCGCAGACTTCAAACGACACGCAACTCGCGAATACTGCGTTTGTTCAGGCTGCCATTGCCGCACTGGTATCCGGGGAGCTGGCAAAAAAACAGCCGCTTGATAAAACGCTGACTGATCTGTCGGGGAAAAATGCTGCCGCGATTCTCGAATACCTTGGT